GTTTATTTTTCCACTTACATTTGTAAGCTGTAAAACCTTTAACTACGTTAATATGCAGGTTTAATTTTTGATGATGCTGGTGCTATATGGACTTCTGGTCCCGTTAGTGCTTGTATTTTGAATTAATTAAATTTGTGTATTGGCAGCAAAACAATTGCTTTGATTTTACACACGGAATAATTTTGATTTCGGTTTATTCTTTCACAATTTACCCGCGGAATTAAATAACTTATTAATACCTATCATGTTTTTGCATGTTAGTGTGCCGGCTTGTTAATTCAAGTTTAACGGTAGTTATTAGTATAGAATTATTTAGTTCTTGGAAAAGCATAGTAGAGTTCGACGCTCGAATTGTGGTCTTATTGTAAAACAGTTACCAGAGGAGCTGTACTAAGCTCTGCGGTAGGGGTCTGAGAAAGTGAAACAAAAACTCCTCGCAATAGCACAGTTGGCTTAGGTTGTATGCTCGTAGAATTGTTGGACATGGATTAATAATGAATCCAAGGTTTCGCGTTCCTGAACTATCTTTTATAATATAGTCTTCTATATGTAGGCATTTTATAAGTTATAGGTAACAGACGTCAGACCAGGCAAGATGTAATTATTAGTTCCCAATTTTATTCGAAAAGCCTCTACAGTAGGTAAAACCCTAAGTTATGTGATGCGGAACGAAACATGGATGCGCTCAAAAACCAGAAACAACAAAATATTTTTAATTATTATTTTTTTTATTGTAAAACTAGTGTGTTAACGAAGGTTTCACATAAATTATTTAAGAAAATTAGCAACCCAGTTATTAATATAGGGAATTCTAAGGTAAGGTTGTTTAATTGCGACAATAGGAAAAATACTTATAATATTTTGAAAGAGTTTGTCGCAGAAGGAATGGAAACAGTCACGGACGTTATGACAGGTTTTAGAACCATCATGAAAATATTACCTTTAATGGGCAAAGTTGCCCATGGCTTTAATAATATTCGCAAATTTATTTTTCCTTTATTACAATTAGTTAGGTCAGCATATAATTTATCTACAGTGGGATTTAATGTCTCAACGGTTATTTCTTTGATTTTAGATTTTTTGGCTTTATATGAGTGTTTTAATACAGTCTTTGAAGCTGAGAGTTTAGATGCTATCGTTTTAGCTGGGGTATCTTATTTGCTTCCCACTGAATTTACTTCTTTTTTGAAACGTCTTACTATGTTTTCTAACGTTAAGTTAGGAGACGATGTGAATTTATTTTATCAATTAATAGAACACCTTTTTAATTTTATTTTTACTATATTAGATAAAATAAAAGCCCCTTCTTCAGTGAAGAACGGCTTGTGTACAGTTTTAAATTTTTTAAAAATATCTAGTTCCCACTTGATTTTGTATGATATTAACGCTTTATTAGACAAGTGGGATTTAAATAAGAAAATTATTTTAGATTATACATTTAGAGAACAAGTTAAAAGTTTGCACCAAAAATTTTCCAAAGATCTTAGTATCCCTGACTGGGGAAAGAAGTCCCAGTCAATAGCTAATATCATTTCAAAATGGGATAGGCTATATAAGATAGTCATAAATTCAGATAAGGTTAATAGAGTGGAACCCAATTGTTTTATTTTAGAGGGTCCACCAGGCTGTCGAAAGTCGGTTATGTCAAATTTGCTTTGCCAAGCTTTAGGAGAAAGGGTTTATGCCCACATAGTGAAAGCCGTCACTGACGGTAAAGATTGGTACGATAATTATAATAATGAACCCATATTTTTTATGGATGATGTTGGTGCTCAAGGGTTGTCCCAATGGAGGACAATAATAAATATGGTATCTTGCGTGAAGATGCCACTGGATTGCGCTCAAGCTGAACTTAAGGATACTAAATACTTTTCTAGCACTAATATCATTTTAACAACTAATAAATTTATGTCTCTTTGTGATGTAACCAAACAAGATTGCATTAGTGACATAACAGCTCTGTATAGACGCGGTTATGTTTTTGATTTGACCAATGTCGTTGCTGGGTCTACTTTTATCATAGGAAATATCGTTTTCAAACATTACGATGTGCATTCGAAACAGTGGGTTGTGGGATTTCCACAACACTTCAAGAGTGAAATTTTAAGCAAAATACCGGCAAGGATTTCAGTGAAGGATGACACACCTCGAGTAAATGTGATCGCATGGATGGTTGCAATAATTAAAGGTTTTGAGAAAGTTAAAGCTGGTTTTGCTCAAGATGGTGAATTGACTGGCAGCGAAATGGAAGCTGTTGGAGATATGGTGTGTGATTATGTCGGTTTTGAAGACGCAGAGTCTTCGATTGGAAAAGATCAAGCAATTTATTCGGTACAACAACAAAAGGTGCATTTTCCCGTTTTAGGTGAGTCTGCTGCAGAATTTGCGGCAGAGAGTTTGATACCTAGTTTTTTTGAAGTTATTATAGGTTCTTTGTGGTTTATAGGCACAGTTAATGAGCTTATAGGCGATATGTTCGATTTTTTTATTCAGAGTTTATCTAATTTTATTAAACCAGCAGCAAATTTTGTTATTGATAATTCTTTATTCCTTTCGTTGGGATGTTTTATAATATCTAGTTTTATTGGTCTTTATTTTATTAAAAGGCAAGAGATAAGAGAGAAACAAAAGGACCGCCCGGAAGAAGAGGTTGTTCGAACTTTTAATAGTTTCCTCGACGCAGTGGACACAGCTGGAGTCCCCAAAGAATTGTTGTCAGCTGTTTGTGACGCGTGCCTTAAAGATCCTCAAAGTTTGAGGTTAAAAGACATAACTTTTTTGGGGGAGAGTTTCTCTTCCCCTTTTAAATATAATACCTCTGTGACTAGTGTTTTTCCCGCATTTTTTGATATACAAATTTTTTCTACAGAAGGCGATTGCATAATTAAGTGCTTTACGTCAGGAAGGAATATTCTTATACCCTTCCATGCTTTAACTACTAATCCTCAAATACAAGAAAATTACAGAGTCATAATATATTCTGATTTAGCAATGAACAAAAGAATAATAGATCAGGAATGTGTTAGTTTAGCTTATTATGACGAGAGAGACGATGTTGCGATTTTGCAGTTGCCTCGTACATTTCCATCTCCTTTCAAAGATAAAAGTAAATGGTTTAAGAAACCCATTGAGGAAAATTCGCCTTCTTTTTTAATAAATAATTGTGGTGTGGCTTCAATGATTGGCATAAATGCTAGACCCGCTCAAGCAAATTCTTATCGCACTTATAATTGGACAAATTATTTTGGAGTTGACGACGTTTTTTACGATCTTCGCGGAAAGGGCTTATGTGGCTCTTTGGTTTTTAAACAAGACAGTGGTTTTATTGGAATGCACGTTGCTGGTAATGCTGGTACAGGCGTAGGAGTGGGTAAAATTTGGTCGGCTGAAACTAGACGCAATATAGCTGACATTTTAACTGCCCCGTGCGTCTCGCTCCCTTTTAAAGTTGGGGAGTATAAAGAAGAAAATTCAAGCGTTATGAAGTTGATTAGGGACGAAGATTCAGGAATTACTGAAGAAGAATTTAAGAAATTACAAGGTAGTGTTCCAACTTGTACCAAATTAGTTACGACTCCGTTGTATGGACTTTATCCAGTGACGCGTTTTCCTGCTCAGTTGAGTAAATATGGGCGGTGCACAGTTAAGGATGTTGCCAAAAAATCATTTTCGCCTTTGGCTTCAGTTGACGAACAAGAGATGAAGTTTGCTATGGATTCTTTAAATGCTATGATTCCTGAATTTGGCTTGATAACAGAAGGAGAGGTAGTTAAAGGAAATGCGTGTTTAGCCCCCTTGAATAAGAAATCATCAAACGGCTTTGGGTGCTTACCAGATAAAGCAGATTACGTCGATTTTGATAATGGAGTTTTTAGAGAATTTTTTAGGAAAGAAGTTCAAGATATAGAATCACAATTGAAACAACATGTGTTACCATGGAAAGATTTCGTATGGGTAGAGTCATTAAAAGATGAATTAAGAGGCCAAGAGAAAGAAGGCCTCCCAAGGAGTTTTAGAGTTGGGACGATTCATCAACAAGTTTTATCGAAAAAATATTTAGGCGATCTGGTTCAGAAATTAATGTCACAAAGAGAATTCAATGGAATTATGGTAGGGATAAATCCCTTTTTAGAGTGGGATAAATTAGCTCGCCGATTGATGGAGTATAATTTATTCGCAGCCGACGTCAAACAGTGGGACGGTGGCATGTTAGTTCAGGTTCAACGCGCTGTTGTTGATCAGATAGTTTTAAAATTTAAAGGTTCGCACTCAGAAAAGAAAGCTTTACAATTATTATTGGAAACTTTAATTCATAGTTTGGTTATTGTTCAGGACGATTTTTATATGACGACACATTCCTTGCCTTCGGGCCATTTTTTAACAGCAATTTTTAATAGTTTAGTTAATAGATTTTACACAGCGATGTGGTACTATAGACAATTAAATTTATATAAGAGACCTATTTCTATTAAGCAATATTTTGAGGATGTTTTGGATTTAGTGTATGGAGATGATAAAGTAGTGGGAATTAAGAATAATTCTGACATTTTAACGGCAAGAACGTTGCGCGACTTTTTCACATCTATAGGTTTAGGCTTAACAACATCCGATAAAAAAGAAATAAATTTTGACTTTCAATCTTTAGAAGAAATAGATTTTTTGAAAAGAAAGTTTATTTATCACCCCGATTTGCAACGATACATGTGCCCTTTAGATTTGCGCACTTTGTATTCAGGTTTGTCTTTTGTCATGAGTGATAAAGACATGAAATCAGTTTTGGACGATAAATTAAATAACATACAACGAGAGTTTTATTTACATCCAGAGTACCAGAATCACCTGGATGATTTTTATAATCGTATGAATACGAAACAATATCCGTTTTTTAAATTACCTTTGTCTTATTTAAAATTTTTATACACGGACCATGATAGTATGGTCACTATGCATGAATCTTTATTTTGAATTTTTAAATTTTAATTTGTTTATTTTTATTATTTTATATATTTCAATTTTATATGTTTCAAACAAAATGAAGTATTGAGTTCTAAGAAATGATTTTTGTTTACTTAGTTTTTATTTATTTCGCTACGACTTTATTTTGTAATTTTAAAACAAGTACGATAGTGACTTTTGGTCGCTCAAAGTCACGTTGTAAAGAACGACCACCAATACTTCAATCACTTCACATTTTGATAAATATTTTTCTAATGCTCGTGCCAGATCAGCATTAGAACCTGAGATAAGATATCCCTTGAAATCTAAATTAGATGTCTTACCTCCTAAATTGGAAATGGATTATTCTGTTATTTTGAATAAGCCGTTTCTTCTGGCAACAGTACCTTGGACCAACACAGATGCTCGATATGATATTCTCAAGACTTTTAGTATCCCAGAGGATATTTTAACGAATGCGCTAGCTCGCATTCCTTTCGAAGCTTCAGTTTATTACCGAGCTAAAATTTCTATGGTGTTCCAAGTCTCCGGAACACCTATGCACCAAGGTATTTTGTTGGCTGCCGCTTTGCCAATAAATAAGTTTCCTTCTGGAGACAGACTTAGACTGAATTCCAACCTAGCCGCCCCCCATGTGTTTTTGAACGCCAATGAATCAACAAGTGTCAGTTTGGAAGTTCCTTTTTACGTTAATTCAAAGTTAGCGGCTATAGATCTTACAGGCACAACAATTTTTCCAGGAAATGAGTCAGCTTCTTATGCGAATGTGGATCTAATTGTTCTTAACCCTCTTGGTGTTCCTACCTCCGGAAATACAACAATTTCTATTTCAGTTCATGCGGTTTTTAGAGAGTTGGAATTTTATGTTCCTCATATAGACCCTTCATGGGTTCCTTTCCCCGGTTTTTTAGCTGAAGGCTTTTTGGGAGATTTTTATGACGGTGTTAAAGCTAGCATTTCAAAGGGTCTTGATGGATTAGCAACAACTTTAAAAGATACTGCAGGAGATTTATTGGATAAAACAAGGATTATGTCTAACGCAGCAATTTCTGCTGGTCGAGGTTTTATTAAGACATATACTGGTTTGCATAATCCTGAAATTCCTGGTTTGGCACATCGTGCCGCAGTTCAGTATCGTCAAAATATGAACTTGGTGGATACACCAAATTTCATAGAAAAGTTAGATCCATACGGCAGTTTCACAAAAATTTATGATGACCATTATTTTGATACTTCAATAGACGAGATGTCTTTAAAAGAAATCATTTCTAAACCACAATTTATAGGCTCTTTCAAGGTTACTACCGCAGATTCTTCAGGCACCATTTTGTGGAGTAGACCTATCACTCCCGCTCAGGAAGCGATAGATCTACCTTACACTGATAATACAGGTTCCCAAATTACCACCGTCAGTACCAATTTGTTGCAGACATTCTCAAAATTATCTCGTTTTTGGAAAGGTTCTATAAATATTCATTTGCAATCTAGTATGACAAATTTCCATTTTTGTAAATTGATAGTGGCTCGTGATTATTCGCCCGATCAGTTGATGTTGACATCTTATCCAATTTTTACAGATGCAGCCAATTTAATGACAGAGACTATCGAGTTTTCAGCAGGAGGGCAAGTTCAAACCATCGTTATGCCCTATTGCTCGCCATTGTCACAGCTACCTTGTTCTCCGGATTATGAGTTTAACGGTTTGATGCATGGTATGTATTATATATATCTTTATCAACCTTTGGTTAGTAATGGTAGTGTTCCCACTACTATTGAATTTAACGTTTACGTTAGCGCCGGAGATGATTTTGATTTCTTCGGTTACTCAACAGATCCATTGCGTACTTTAAAGGATACTTCAGCACCAGCGTTTGAGGCAGAGTCAATGACTGAAGCCCCCGTTGTGACCAATCCTCAGGAAGAGATTGATCTTAAACCTCATCAGAATGAGCATGATCAGGAATATCATATGCGTCCAATAAAGCATGTCAGAGATTATATACGGCGTTATTACAACGTGGCATCACAAAGAGTTTTGAGCACAGAGTTGACAGCTAATAATGGTTGTTTTACTGTGCCAGTAGCATCGTTACTTGGGTTTAGCTCTAATGGTACGTTCGTTTACCGATCAACACTGGATATAATCAAAGAAATGTTTTTGGGCTTTCGTGGTGGAGTTAAAGCTAAATTGTTAGTTAATGGAACTCCTAAAGTTCAAGCTTGGTATTTGCCTCCGTCTTTTAGTTTGAGGTCAAGTGTCTCTCCTACCACTCCGTGGTATCGTAATGAGGCTTTACCTTCTGCAGGATCTCCTGCTTTTCCACCAATTCAAGAAATGTTTCAGATGCCCAATTTTAGTCCTCCCGTTCCAGCCGTTCAATTGGGAATAGCTTACGCCTCGCAGACGGTTTCTATTGAAGCGCCTAATTATTTAGCTAATAATGCTGCCCTTGTTATGTCAAACGGCGCAGGCGCTACTGAACCGATCGCTATGTCGGTTTGTGAGCTTGAGTTTGAGATTCCATATATGTCCCCGTTTAAGTTCGTCGGTAACGGCGATACTTGGGGCACAGTAGCAGGTGGCATTAATAGTGTCAACGATTTAGGCTCTTTGGTTTTTAAAATAGCTCAACCGGCATTGTTCGAAGTTGGCCAGTCTACAGCGAAAGCTGGAGTTACTTTTCAATTGTACGTGGCGTGTTCAGACGAAGCTAGGCTTGGATTTCAAGTTTGTGCCCCTATAACGGGCTATGGTAGTGCTGCTATAGCTGTGGGGGGTCGTAGAGCACTTGTTTCTTCGATAGGACCTGATGGCTTTCCCCCGCAATCTCAAGTGAAACCCACCACTATTCCGGGATCAGCAGCTGATCTCACTCCTTTATATTACACTAGATCTGTGTAGTTAGTTTTTAGTTCTTTTTATTTTATTTTATATTAATTTAATTTAAAATTAT